AATTGTTAAACACTCTTCCAGATATGATATCTCAAGGGCTTGGAGACGGAGCTAGTTTTTTAGAGTTTGCGCAGACTCTGTTGAGCGGACTCGCTGAGACTTTATTCGTTGCACTGCCTAACTTTTTAGCAAGCATTTACACATTGATTGGAAATGTATTGCAGCAGTTGATGGCGTATGACTGGGGAACATTTGCTTCAAATGCGATGTCACAGCTCACAAACGCAATATCAAACTTCGTGAGCACATTCTTTAGTGGCGACACAAATTTATTGCAAAGCTTAATTGATTGGACAGCGAACACCTTGCCACAACTTATCGAGCAAGGTATATCAATGATACTCAGTTTGGTAGATGGATTTTGGGCAGCATTGCCTGATCTACTTACTTCGTTGTTGTCTATCATTACGAGTATGCTCAATACATTCATTCAGAATTTGCCAAAGATTATCGAAACGGGTATCAAGATTTTGACATCCTTAGCTCTCGGTTTGATTCAAGGAATACCTAAGGTGTTGGCAGCATTGCCTAAAATCTTCCTGGCAATTATAAATGCATTTAAAAATGTAAACTGGGGAGATATTGGCCGCAATATAATCACAGGTATTGTCAATGGATTGAAGGCGGCAGCGCACATGGTAATTGATTATATCAAAGACTTGGCTAGCCAAGCTCTCGATTCAATCAAGGAGTTCTTCGGAATCGCATCACCTTCGAAGGTAATGAGAGACGAAGTCGGTAGATGGATTCCAGCAGGTATGGCTGTAGGTATTCAAACAAATGCGAAAGAAGCTCTCAAAGCCATGAATGACTTATCAGAGGAAACATTCGCAGCGTTTGATTTCAGCCAAATAAGTGCAGAAACAAGTGGAATGTATAGCGGTATATCAGTTGCGACGTCGCAACAACAGCCAGCTGGCATAACACAAAACATCAGCATTCAGACAACTGATAACTCACCTGATGAACTGGCAAGAAGATTCAGAATAGAGTCGAGATACGGACTCATGACAGGAGGCGCCCTTGGATAATTTATTTATAAGAATAATTAGACAGTCAGATGGCCAAAAGTTTGAAATTGGCAGTGGATATGATTGGGTGGTTGCTGACAAGGGACTTTCGGGATTTGGCGATGTATCAAACGACATCGACTTTGAAGATAATGCCACATCAGATGGTGGAATTATAACGAGCGAACACCTCTCAAAGAAAGACAGAAGCATCGAAGCTGTATATAAGCCACAGACTAATAGAGCGGTAGCGAGAAAGAAGGCTATTTCATTTTTCAAGGCGAGAGAGTTCTACAAGGTATGCGTTACCTGGGGAATGAACACAGTCTTTGCCATTGGAAAAATATACAAGCTGAAATGTCCAGAAATTCCGTTAGATCATTCGCTAACTTTGGACGTTACGTTCCTATTTCCAAACCCATATTGGAGCTCAATGGATGATTTCGGAAAGAACATTGCATCTCTGCGAGGAATGCTCGGCTTTCCTTATCTTTGCTCCATAACAGATGGCACGCCAAAGGGCGTGACGGGCGGCTTATTCAACTTTGCTCAAGAGGTAACACTGAACAACGATGGAGATGCTCCTACGCGCTGCAAAGTGACAATCCTATGCAAAGGAGGCACATGCGAGAACCCTAAGATATTAATCAATGATGAATATGTAAGGGTGTTGGACACTCTGGAAGATGGAGAGTCTATCGAGATGGACTTCACAGCTCAGCCACCAACAATCAAAAAAGGCGGCGTCAACTTTGTAGGACATTGCGATAGAACATCAGCATTTCAGAAGATGATACTGGCAAGAGGCGACAACAAAATCGCATATGATGCTGACAATGGCTCTTCGCACATGAATGTAACTGTTTACTACAACAAGCAATACGAGGCAATCTAATGAGAGATACAATTGAGATTATGGCACTAGATGCCAACTTTAATATTGTTAGCTATCTTGCACCTTCCAACATTCAATGGCGTAGAAAGTGGTATGAATCCGGAAGCTTCTCGATTCAAATACCAATCGGCCAATACTCACCGGATATCAAGTATATCTATTCGAAGGATAGGCCAGAAGTTGGAAAGGTGTCTCAGATTAATTACATTCAAAAGGATGGCTCAATGCAATTCGCCCTCAGCGGATATTTTCTCGAAAGAGAGCTGCACAAGAGAGTATGTTACAAGTTAGGCAATAGCAACATTACTAACGCACCTAATTGGGTAAACCAAAGCGGAGCAGCAGAGGATGTTGCTATCGCCTTTTTTAATGCTTTCAAAGATGTAGACTACACGTACGGCGGAAACGCCTACAGTTGCGAGCTGGGTATCGAAGCGGCAACGAGCCAAGGACGTGGACATCAATCAGAGCATGAGAGGGAAGGCGAAAAGCTAGACGATAAGTGTTATTCGATTCTCAAGCCTTCAAAGATGAGCTATAGAGTTGGATATGATTTGGTCAACAATGTTAAAACCTTCAAGCCTGTTATCGGTATCGACAGAACTGAGGATGGCCACGAGCAAGGCGTTAATCCTGTTATATTCTCGACAGCGTACGGAAACCTAGAGAACCCCAACATTGTCGTAAGTGATAGCGACTACGAGAATGGCTACATTGCCACGTCAAGCTACACAGAAAACGACGTGGATTACATGGTTGTACAAGCTAAAAGCGAGCCAGGACAAGAAGGTGAAGACATTAGCTTTATCGATGTATCAGCTTCAACTAATAAGAGCGATTACGCTTCAACGGACGATTACATCGCAGCTATTCATATGCAAGGGCACGAGGAGCTATTGGAACATAGAAAAACAGCCTCGTTTGATTTCGATGCAAAAGAAGGCTCCTACGAGTATTTAACTGATTTTGATATCGGAGACATTTGCTCACTGGAAGTTCCTGAGATTCAGCTCTCCAAGGATGCGGTATTGATTGAATGCACTGAGGTAATTAAAAAAGGAAAATGGACCCTGACACTAGGGTTCGACACAGACGATTAAGGAGGAAAAGCAATGATAGGATTCCCTTTAGATTCTCATGTTAGTTATGACAATGATGGCATCCCAGAGCTCGACAGAGCTATCACATCAGAGCCAATGAGAAGACTAATCAAATCTCTATTTTCTGACGGAGTATTGCCGGACGATTCAACAAATCTTCAGGTAACAACAGCCTCAGACATGAATGTAACAGTCATGCCTGGCTTTGCAATCTGCGATGGCTGCCTAAAGCTTGAAGAGGAAGAAAGAACACTTGCAGTTCAGGCAGCTGATAGCACTTACGACAGAATCGACTCTGTTGTGCTCCGCTTGAATGATAACGACAGTGTCAGAGAATGTGATTTTTACATTGTAACCGGAACACCATCAGCTAATCCGGTCCACCCTGATTTGACCCGAGAGGGCTCAATTTACGAGATTGGTTTAGCGGACCTGTTTATAGGTTCTAATTCGGCAAGAATTACAGCCGACAAGATTACAGATACAAGATACAACACTGAACGCTGCGGAGTTATTTCCAGCATTTCAGAGTTCGACACAGAAACACTCAACCAGCAGATGACTGCTTGGGCACAGGCTCAGCAGGAAGAATTTGGAGAGTGGGAAATCGCACAGAAATCATCATTCGAAGCATGGGTTCAGACCATTCAGGGCATATTAGATGAATCGGCAGCAGGACACCTTCAGCTCGAAATTGAAAAAGTTGATAAGGCTCGAATGGGTCTTGAGGAAACTCACATCGAGTTCAATGCTGACGGATCCATAACCGAAACCAAAGGCGACGGAAGAACACTCGAAACTACATTCAACGCTGATGGAACAATCACCCAGGTTCTAGAAGATGCGCTGGGCGGAGAATTGTGGAGACAGACAACCACATTCAACGCTGATGGTTCTATTGACGTGGTAAAGGAGGTTGAATAATGAGTTTTGCAGATTTTGTATGGGCTACATCGGGACAGCTAATGAAGCTCAGAGTTAAAACTGACGCAGCTCTTATCGGTCAGACAATCAGCGCTACCGATGGAGCAAAGACGGTCACAGCTACAGTGGGAAATGACAGGGTGGCAACCTTGATACTTCCTCACGGCGGCGAGTGGACTGTTACAGAAGGCTTAAGAAGCCATTCTAAGGTTGTTAACCTTCAGACATATGGCTGGCATGAAATTACCTTAAGAAGCTATATCCTATATGGATATAGAAAGACTAAGGGCGATAAGAGAACAGCAGTCAGAATCGAGTATCCTTCTGACGTTGATAATGCTGATTTTGAACCAGCATATATGGACTTCACAGCCGACAAGTTCAATTATGGTTCATGGAAAAATGCGTTCTTCATGCCTCGTCCATGTATGGTAAAGGCTAACGGAACAGTTGACTACTACCTGGATGAGAACGACTTCACTAAGAAGGCAGATGGAAGCGGCGCCTCTGATGTAACAAATACATCATACAATGGCAACGCTATGATTCAGTTTCCAACCATCTACTTTAAGAGATGGGAGGATTCAACCTATGAATATTGTTATCTGTCAGATGCAGCAGTAGATTCGAACTACAAAGCGTATGCTCACACAGATAAAAACGGCGACATCATTCCATATTGCTACATGGCAGCATATAGAGGCTCAAGCATCAGCTCTAAGATGCGCTCGCTTAGCGGTCAGACATGCATGGCATCACAGACAGCCGCAGCTGAGAGAACACTTGCACAAGCAAACGGTGGTGAATGGGATATGTCAGTGCTTGCAGATAGAATGATGGTCAATGATTTGCTCGTGCTCATCAGCAAGTCAACAAACACACAGAAATCATTCGGCTATGGCAATGCGCCAGGCTCACAGTCAGTAGTTGCTACAGGAGCTCTTGATAAGTACGGAATGTTCTACGGAACATCTGGCACATCAGGACTTGGTGTTAAGGTGTTCGGAATTGAACACTACTGGGGCAATCAGTGGAACAGACTCCTTGGATGGCTTAACGTAAGCGGCACGCAGAAGATTAAGCTCACAAAGGGTACAGCTGATGGCTCTACAGCTACAGATTATGATTTTGTAGGGACCGGATATATCGCAATCGCAAATGCTACACCAGCAGGAACTTCAGGCGGATATATCTCAGCAACTAAGATGACTGAATATGGATGCCTCCCTGTTACCGCATCAGGTTCTGATAGCACATTTGAATGCGATGGCATGTGGTTCAATAACGGACAGACAGACGTTGCGTGTGTCGGTGGCAACTCGAGCAATTCCGCTTTTTGCGGTGCGTTTGCTGCGAATCTGGACAGTGCTGCTTCGCATGCGAGCTGGGGCATCGCCTCGTCCCTGTCTTTGAAGCCACTTGCTTCTTAAGGAAAGGTGAATTGCGAAGAATGAGCAAGAGGGAAACTTCTAGTTTCCCTTTATGCTCTTTAATTAAATACACGGATTAAGAGGTCGCTCGTTGCGTATGTCGGTGGCAACTCGAACAATTCCGCTATTTGCGGTGCGTTTGCTGCGAATCTGAACAATGCTGCTTCTAATGCGAACTGGAACATCGCCTCGTCCCAGTCTTATCCAATAAGACTTTAAATGACTTCTTTATTCGTTGCCCCTTGGCAGAAATAATACTCGACAGCAAGGTGCGGTTAGTAAGCTACAGCCGAAAATCGCATAGAGGATAAGACATAATAAGACAACAAGGAAGAGACAACATGAAAACATATAAGCATCTATGGGAGGAACTAATATCCGACCAGAACATTGAGACAGCAATCCATAGAGCTAGCCTTGGAAACAAGGACAAAAGAATGAAAGAAAAACTCAGAAGAATGGAGAGAAAGAAGGAATACTATATTCCATTCTTCAGAGAATATGCAAAGAACTATCACAATGATCCACATGTGCCGGTTCAAATCTACGATGGCATTTCGAGAAAGCAAAGAACAATTATAGTTCCAACACCGAAGGAGCAAGTGATACATCACATGGTAGTACAGACGATTAAGCCTGTATTCATGAAATCGATGTATAAACACAGCTACGGCTCGATACCAGGGCGAGGATGTCACCTTGCGAAGAGACAGCTGGAAAAATGGCTCCCAAGCAAATATGTACTCAAGATTGATATACATCATTACTTCGAGAGCATAGATCAGGATGTTTTGATATCTAAGCTTAAAAGAATTATCAAAGACGAAAGAATGATGGAACTATTAGAGAAAATAATACGAGTGCTGCCTCATGGCATCCCACTTGGATTCTATACCTCACAATGGTTCGCTAATTTCTATCTAACAAGTTTAGACCATTACATCACATCGAAACTAGGCTTCGGAAAGATGATTCGATACATGGACGATATGACCATATTATCGAATAGCAAAAAGAAGCTGAGACAATTGAAAAAGAAGATTGAAGAGTACTTGAAGACGCTAGGCTTAAGGCTAAAGGCAAACTGGCAGATATTCAGATTTGACTATATTGCCGGAGGGAAACGCAGAGGAAGGTTTATTGATTTTATGGGATTTAGGTTCTATAGAGATAAAACAACCTTAAGACGTTCGATTATGCTGA